CACCCCTGGTACCACACCCTGGCGAACAATAGTTGAACACTTAAGAAACTCAAGCTCTAAAAGATTTTCCAAATAATCTTTGAGCTCTGAAAGTTTGTCAGCAGAAGTATAACGTATGCCAAAGCGTGCCATCACACTACCATGGCAACGTCCATGAAACCACGAAACCAACTCATGAATAGCTAACAAACTATCGTCTCCGAAAACTTGTTGTGTAACAAACTTATTGAATTCAATCATTCCATGAAACTTCCGCAATTCAGGAACTTCGGTGGTAACAATCTGCCACGTAATGCGAGGCAAACTCAAGTTTAAAATACAGTTCATCAAAGTAGTATCAAAACCACCACTCAACATCACATACATCGTCCAATACAAGAACCTCCCAACCTTAAGAAAACCATAAAGGTGGAGAAACATCAAATTGTAACGAATACGTTCAGCTCGAGTAAGTTGTTCTTCACTTTCATTTGAAAAATGTCTATAAAACTTATTCACCAACTGCACATAAGCAAAACGGGCAGACGGACCACTATAACTCTGAAAAGACTTGTAATCTCCAGCCAAACCTTTGCGTGAGAACCGCAACATCTTCAAGATCATACCATTCCATTGTGCGCTAAAAACATTCATTCCAACAGCAATATCAAAAACATTTGGGTTTCCAAAAATATGAGCAAGGAAAGCTCCAAAATATTTACGACACACCGCAGTCAAAGCAGCACAAGAACCAATCACTTGTCGAGTCTCATGTTCCTCAACCTTTGCCAAAGGTAGGACCTCATCCTTCAAAATGCAAGTCCAAATCGAAGCTGGAATGATATCGTTCGCCAGTTGCTCCTCCATCTTGGAAATATGTTCTGCATACGGTTGATACTCTATTGTTCGCTTCCCATTCAAACTCTCAGAAAAAAGAAACCTTTTACCACTCGTTTTCACTCCTAATTTTCTCTTTACTCTATTATAAAACGCACCAGGAGAACCCTTCATACACATTGGAGCCAAGCCAGGTTTAATACCATTTATCCATTCATCTTCAGTCAAAACTCTAATCTCATGAACTGGATTAACAGTATAAAACTTAGCAAACACATCATCCATAGCAGCATACATCAAATTGTACGGCATGCATTCCTGTTTACTGGCAGTATGTACCTTATTTAAACTTTTAACCATAACCTCGACTGCACTATGTCCAGGATTAATTTGGTTATCACGTCCAATAACACTAGGCCCAAAACCACCAGTATGCCATTCTTGATCAAGAAAATCCATACGCCGTGCAACTTGCTTCATCTCAGGTATTCCTGGCTCATCAGTCATCGTGCCAACATACAACAAATCGTTATCCATAGCAAGTGAACGAGTTTGTTCCAACCCATCAACACTAGCCTGGACTTGTAAAATTGCCTGCAAACCACGAAAACACTTCAAAACCATCTCACGAGTTATCACCGCACAAACTCCAACACAAGCAAAACCAGCCACCGTTATCGAAGCGACATGATGTCCAACTATCTGGGCTTGTGCAGGCCCACCATCAGAAACCAAAGGTAATCCACAATCACCGGACACACCAGGCTCAGTCTCCCAGTAGTCAGGCATATAGATACCCATTTTCCCATCAGGCAAATCATAAGTAAG